AAATTAAAACAACTCGACAAGACAACAAAGAATACAAACGCAATCTAAGCTTTCAAATTTCACTTACCAGCAATTCGATTCTAACGTGCATTTTCAAGCAATACAACATTTCTTCACAAAACTTTCTGGAATGGCAACAATCATGTTTGGAGATTTTCCTGTGCAGCTGAAGCACACCACAAAAACAGAAAAGAGGAAGCGGGTGGTGGAAACTACCAGGCTTGAGTATGAAACGCGCATGGAAACAGTCCATGTGCATGTCATGGAAAGCATTACAATAGGATGCACAGCAAGGTGCGCAGGTCTAGGCGCATACACAAAATCATCCCTTAGGAGGGCCATTAAGGAGGGAGATCTAAGTGCATCGGGAGGATGCAATTATTGTGGTCTTCGGGCCCTAGTTGGTGAGGGGCGCGAGAGGGTGATTTCTGTACCCAAGATAGTGGCACAGCAGAAAGAAGTGGTTGTCACTAAGGAGGTTCCACATTTTTATGAAGAGGAGTATGAAGTGGAGGTACCATGCATAGCTCATGAAATTGTGCAATCAGCAGCAAGCATCGCATTCACAAGTGATGTTTGCGGTAGTGCTGTGCAAACAAAGGTGACAAACAGTGTCGTCACCAAAGACATGATGGCAAAATCTGAGCCATCATTGAAGAAAATTAGCCGTGCTGTTGTATTGGCTAGTAAGAAAGAGATTGATAGCTATGATCTAGCTATCAAAAAGATGGATGAGGCAATGCAGCAAAATTCTGCGCTGCAGAGAAGATTGTTAATTCAACGGCAAAGTCCTGTTAAGCAGACACAAAAAGGGGCTGTCCAATTGCGACATGTACAATATGAGGTTGCTGTAGAAAGGGAGCGTATGACAGAGAAGCGTAGGCTAGAAGAGGAAAAGTTTCTAGCTGGTGACTACAGTAATGATACATATATAGGGTCGGTACCCTATATTCGAGGTGCACAGAAGACTGGAGAGACGGTGAGTTTCCGCTCACCACACTATAGGAGAACTGCAAAAGCACCTAATAGAGTTAAGAAAGGAAAACAATACTGCAACCAGCAACATGTTCTCTCATCTCTTTTGCGCATCTGTTCTAAAACAGGTGTGACCATTGAGATAGTTGGTAAGAAACGGACAAACTCACTAAAAGTCCGTTATGTCAAGAAGTATGGATGCACACTTCCACAAGCACGCCTACCACATCACGATGGCGTGTACAAGCATACTGAAGTGCAAATGGCTCCTTACGAGAGATTCTTAACAGCAATGTGTGACATCTCGAAGTATAGAGCAGTGGAAGCATCATCAATTCAACGAGGGGACAGTGGATTGGTGTTTGACAGAACTGTGGCAATAACAAGGGAACATACAAAATTGCCATTTTTCATTGTAAGGGGAAGATCGAATGGTAAATTAATCAACGCATTGGAAAAGTATCATCAGTACCATTCAATTGAACACTACTCCCACCAGCCCGAAATGCAATTCTTTCATGGTTGGAAGCAGATGTTTGATAAAATGGCTCCCCAAATGTCAGATCATGATTGCACAGTCGATTACAACAATGAGCATTGTGGAGAATTAGCTGCCCAAGTATGTCAATCACTATTTCCAGTTAGGAAATTGTCTTGTCAGAAATGCAGACAGAACCTCATAGATTTAACTTTTGAGGAATACAAGCAATTCCTGCTCACACATCTTGGTTGTACTGATGGGATATGGAAAGTCGCCAATGCAAGTAAGGATCTTACAATGGCACGAGCACTACTGTATCAAGCTACTAGTTCTAATAACAGCATAGACACAACAATGGAAATTGCGCGCTTAACGCAAAACTGTACTAGTACAGCCATGCTGCAAATTAGAGACATCAATGTAGCGTTGATGAAGGGACAATCAGTCACACAAGATGAGCTCACGCAAGCATCAAAGCAATTATTGGAGATGACAAGGTGGTGGCGTAACCATATGGCACTTACGGGGGAAGAAGCTCTTAAAACCTTCCGCAATAGACGATCATCCAAGGCAATGATAAATCCAAGTTTATTATGTGATAATCAACTGGATAAGAACGGAAACTTTGTGTGGGGAGAGCGCGGGCGACACTCAAAGCGGTTTTTCTCGAATTTCTTTGATGAAGTCATACCATCAGAAGGTTACAAGAAATTCGTCATCAGAACACACCCAAATGGAAGCAGAAAGTTGGCAATAGATTCACTGATAGTACCACTTGATTTAGCAAGAGCACGAATTGCACTGCAAGGGGAGTCAATTCAGCGAGTCCCCTTTACATTAGCATGCACTTCTAGTCAAGACAGCAATTTTGTGTACCCATGCTGTTGTGTCACACAGGATGATGGTAAGCCTTTATACTCAGATCTTAAGAGCCCAACAAAGCGGCATCTTGTAGTTGGGACTTCAGGGGATCCAAAGTACATTGATCTACCAGTAGCGGAAACAGATAGGATGTACATTGCCAAGGAAGGGTACTGTTATCTAAACATATTCCTTGCCATGCTTGTGAATGTGAATGAGGATGATGCAAAAGATTTCACAAAAATGGTGAGGGATGTCATAGTACCAAAACTTGGTACATGGCCAACAATGACTGACTTGGCCACAGCGGTTTACATGCTCACAGTTTTTCATCCTGAAACTAGGAATGCTGAACTACCAAGGATTTTGGTTGATCACGCAACACAGACAATGCACGTGATTGACTCATTTGGATCATTGACTGTTGGATATCATGTTTTGAAGGCAGGAACAGCAAATCAATTGATACAATTTGCCTCAAATGATCTCAAAAGTGAGATGAAACATTACAGGGTTGGAGGCACAGTCGATCAGAGAATGAAGTGTGAAGCAGCTCTCATCAAAAGCATTTTCAAGCCCAAAATGATGCGACAAATTCTTGAAACAGACCCATACCTTCTCATTATGGGTCTTGTCTCACCGTCAATTTTGTTGCACATGTATCGACTGAAGTACTATGATGAGGGTGTTAAGTTGTGGATACATAAGGACCAAGGGGTTGCACGAATAATGCTTGTCATGGAGAAACTCACACGGAAAGTTGCTGTAAATACTGTTTTGCTTGAGCAGAAAAGAATGATCCGAGATACTGCAAAACAATTATACAGTATACTTAATGAAGGAACCAGAACTATGCACTCATTTGCGCCAGCACAAGAGCTTCTTAACTTGTACATGGAAACGGCAGACACCAATGAAGAGCTTACGCGCACTGGTTATTACGATATTAATGAGAGTCTCGACATAGATTATGAAAAAATGTATGTGAGACAATTAGAGCGGGAGTGGCGCGCACTAAGCTTGTTGGAAAAATCCTGTTTAACATGGCAATTGAAAAGATTTTCGATGCATACGGAAGAGCGTTTGATAGAAGCAGTCTCGAAAGAAAGAAAAGGATACTCAGGCACCTTTGTGAGTGTCTGTTTCACAACTGCACAAACACACCTAAAAGATGTTCAACACTCAGTGTCTGTACAAATTACTAACATCACTGCATATATTCAGAGAAAGTTTCTTTCATTACTTTTTAGGTTTGTGAATAGATGTTATGGAGACATTATATACTTAGTCAATGTTAGTATTATATTCTCATTACTTATTCAGACAGCACACAACTTGCGATCAATGATACAGGGCATCAAAGACAACAAAGTAAAGCTTGCAATGATTGAAGATGAGCACAATGAACTGACAGTCATGCGCATGTATAACATGTGTGCTCAAATCAATGATGGGACACCAACTGCACAAAGCTTTCTGAATCACGTTAAGCAAGTTAGACCAGATTTAGTGCCAATAGCTGAGAGCTATGTGATGCAAGAGGAGAAAGTTGCAACTCAAAGCAAGACAGTGAATCAATTGCAATTAGAGAAGATAATAGCACTAATGGCACTTATCACCATGTGTATAGACCATGACAGAAGTGATGCAGTTTTCCGTATTCTTCACAAAATCAAGACGGTCTTTGGAACAATCGGTGAAGAAGTCAGAGTTCAAAGCCTCGATGACATTATGGAGATTGAGGATAGCAAACAATTGACCATCGATTTTGATATATCTACTAGCCAACCGACTAGTTCGGTATCATTCGATGTTCAATTTGAAGATTGGTGGAATAGACAGATGCAACAAAACAGAGTTGTACCGCATTATAGAACCACAGGGGAGTTCATTGAGTTCACTAGAGAAACTGCAGCAAAGGTTGCAAACCAAATTTCAACTTCTAGTGCGGTGGAATTTCTGATCCGTGGTGCCGTGGGATCTGGAAAATCAACAGGATTGCCACATCATTTGTCAAAGAAAGGAAAAGTGTTATTGTTGGAACCAACACGACCACTTGCAGAAAACGTTAGCAACCAACTTGCGAAGGATCCTTTCTATCACACAGTTACACTTCGCATGAGAGGACTTAGCAAGTTTGGACCCAGCAACATTGTGGTTATGACAAGTGGGTTTGCATTCCATTATTTTGTGAACAACCCTCATCAATTGAATGATTATGATTATATTATCATTGATGAGTGCCATGTAATGGATAGTGCAACAATAGCCTTCAACTGCACACTGAAAGAATATGAGTATGCGGGCAAGCTACTCAAAGTATCGGCAACACCACCAGGAAGGGAGTGTGAATTCACAACTCAACACCCTGTCAAACTCAAAATTGAGGAACAGCTTTCTTTCCAAAACTTCTCCCATGCTCAGGGCACAGGTTCAAATGCTGATATGGTTCAACATGGGCACAATATTTTAGTGTATGTGGCAAGCTACAATGAAGTTGATCAACTTTCAAAGTTGTTGATCGAAAAACAATTCCAAGTGACAAAAGTCGATGGACGAACCATGCAAATGGGAAGAGTTGGAATTGAAACAAAAGGATGTGAAGGAAAGCCTCATTTCATTGTTGCAACTAATATCATAGAGAATGGCGTCACTCTTGATGTTGACTGTGTCGTCGACTTTGGAATGAAAGTTGTTGCTACACTTGACACTGATTGCAGATGCGTTCGATATGATAAGAAGAGTGTTAATTATGGTGAGCGGATCCAAAGACTGGGTAGAGTTGGGAGACACAAGCCAGGGTTTGCATTGCGCATAGGGCACACAGAGAAAGGGATAGAAGGCATTCCAGAGTTCATAGCAACGGAAGCTGCCTTCTTATCATTTGCGTATGGGCTTCCTGTAACTACACAGAGTGTCACAACTAGTCTGTTAGGCAAGTGCACAGTAAAGCAAGCAAAGAGTGCGCTAAACTTCGAGCTCACCCCTTTCTTCACAACAAACCTCATTAAATATGACGGTAGCATCCACCCTGAAGTGCACAAGCTTTTAAAGCCATACAAATTGCGTGAATCTGAGATGATCTTATGCAAACTTGCAATTCCTCATCAGTACACCAATCAGTGGATATTAGCTAAACATTATGAGCGCATGGGAATTCGAGTTGGTTGCAGTGAAACTACAAAACTTCCCTTTTACACCCATGATGTGCCGGATCAGCTTTATGAACAAATGTGGAAGGTAGTGTGCAACTATAAACATGATGCAGGTTTTGGCAAGTTATCAAGTGTGAGCGCGGCAAAAATCAGTTATACACTCAGCACTGACCCAACAGCATTGCCCAAAACAATTGCTATTCTCGACCACCTCATCAGTGAGGAAATGACGAAGAAAAACCACTTTGACACTATCAGCTCAGCACTCACCGGACATTCATTTTCACTTGCTGGTATAACTGAGAGTATTAGGAAGCGATACCTCAGAGACTATACACAGCAGAATATAACAATTCTTCAAAATGCACGAGCTCAACTGATGGAATTCAACTCAAGAAATCTTGATGTTGACAGGTTGCATGAATTTGGAGAAATCGGTGTGCTAAATGCTGTTCGGTTGCAAAGTAAGGGTGAAATTTGCAGATTTTTAGGCGTCAAAGGTCGATGGGACAATAAAAGGATTTTCAATGATGTAGTCATAGCAGGATTTGCGCTGATTGGTGGTGGCTGGATGTTATGGGAATATTTCAAACAGTCAATGAAAGAGGATGTGACTACCCAAGGAAGGAAGCGAATGATCCAAAAACTTAAGTTTAGGGATGCATTTGACAGAAAGGTAGGGAGAGAAGTATATGCGGACGACCACACAATGGAACACACTTTTGGAGAAGCATATACGAAGAAAGGAAAACAAAAGGGTAGCACAAAAACAAAAGGAATGGGCAGGAAAACACGCAATTTCACACACATGTACGGAGTGGAACCAGAGAACTATACGACTCTGAGATTTGTTGATCCCTTGACAGGTCATATCATGGACGAGAGTCCAAGAGTCGATATACAGTTAGTACAGGACGAGATTGGTGAGGTAAGGAAACAGATGGTTGAAGATGATCTACTTGATAGGAGGTTGATACAATCAAAACCAGGAATTCAGGCTTACTTTCTCGGGAAGGGTACAGAAGAAGCACTCAAGGTAGACTTAACTCCTCATAGACCAACATTGCTATGCATGAATAGTAATGCAATCGCAGGCTTTCCAGAAAGAGAGGATGAGCTACGCCAAACAGGGTTGCCACAAAAGGTTTCAATGAAGGATGTACCCAAACCAAGCGACGTAGTGCAAACAGAGAGCAAATCGGTTTACAAGGGACTTCGTGATTACAATGGGATTTCAACACTGCTTTGCCAGTTGCATAACGTCTCTGATGGGCACAAGGAATCAGTGTATGGCATTGGTTATGGTGCGTATATCATAACAAATGGCCATCTTTTCAAGAGAAACAATGGCACTTTAACCATACGTACATGGCAAGGAGAGTTCACAATAGCCAACACAACCCAACTTCAAATCCATGTGCTTGAGAAGAAAGATAGCGTAATCATTCGGATGCCAAAGGATTTTCCCCCATTCGCGCGGAAAAGTCTATTCCGACACCCTAAGAAAGAGGAGCGTGCGTGTATTGTTGGAACAAATTTTCAAGATAAGAGCATGCGAGCAACAGTTTCCGAGTCATCAATTTTGATACCTGAGGGGCAAGGGTCATTTTGGATCCATTGGATTACAACTCAAGATGGTGACTGTGGTTTGCCATTAGTCTCAGTTTCTGATGGTCATATAGTGGGCATTCATGGTTTAGCATCTAATAGTACAGAGAAAAATTTCTTTGTACCATTTACCAATGATTTTCAAGCTAAATACCTTGATGTCGCTGAATCTCTTGATTGGAGCAGGCACTGGCGCTGGCAACCAGAGAAGATTTCATGGGGTTCACTTCGATTAGTGGATGAGCAACCAAAGGATGAGTTCAAAATTTCAAAGCTCATCTCAGATCTATTTGACACTGAAGTCACCACACAGAGCAAACGCAAGAGATGGGTGTTAGAAAGCATGGAAGGTAACCTTAGGGCAATTGGCACAGCTGATAGTGCACTAGTGACGAAGCATGTTGTGAAAGGAAAGTGTCCATACTTTGCACAATACCTCAGTGAGAATGAAAAGGCCAAAGAGTTCTTCACACCTCTCATGGGTGAATATCAGCCAAGCAGGCTCAATCAGGAAGCGTTTAAGAAGGACTTTTTCAAGTACAACAAGGCAGTGGTGCTAAATGAAGTCGATTGCGCATCCTTTGAGAAGGCAGTTGATGAAGTTAAACTTATGATGCTTGAGTTTGATTTTCACGAAACGGTCTTTGTTACCGACCCTGATGAGATCTTTGGTTCACTAAACATGAAAGCAGCAGTTGGTGCGCAGTACAAAGGAAAGAAGCAAGAGTACTTTGACAGCATGGATGAATTCGACAAAGAGCGCTTACTGTACAAAAGCTGTGAAAGATTATTCTATGGATGCAAAGGTTTATGGAATGGTTCGCTCAAAGCTGAATTGAGGCCAACTGAAAAAGTCTTGGCAAATAAGACTAGAACCTTTACAGCTGCTCCAATTGACACTCTGCTGGGTGCAAAGGTATGCGTCGATGACTTCAACAACCAGTTTTACAGCATGAATTTAAGATGCCCGTGGACTGTTGGCATGACAAAGTTCTATGGTGGTTGGAACAAGCTAATGAAGGCCTTGCCAGATGGATGGGTGTATTGCCACGCTGATGGCTCACAGTTTGATAGCTCATTGACTCCGCTCCTACTGAACGCAGTACTAGATATTAGGAGCTTCTTCAGTGAAGATTGGTGGGTAGGACAAGAAATGCTTGAAAATCTCTATGCAGAGATCGTCTACACACCAATTTTGACACCAGATGGCACAATTTTCAAGAAGTTTAGAGGAAACAATAGTGGACAACCATCAACTGTTGTTGACAACACCCTCATGGTCGTGATTTCCATGTATTATGCATGCATTAAACAAGGGTGGTCCACTGAAGACATACAAGAAAGACTAGTGTTCTTTGCGAATGGTGACGATGTAATATTGGCAACAGAGGAGAAGGATGAATGGTTGCTAAATACACTTACTAAGTCTTTCTCGGAACTTGGACTCACATATGATTTTTCGGAGAGAACACGGGACAGAAGTGAATTGTGGTTCATGTCCCATAGAGCAATTTTAATTGATGGTATGTACATACCCAAATTGGAACCTGAAAGAATTGTCTCTATTCTAGAATGGGACCGGAGCAAAGAATTGATGCATAGAACGGAGGCGATCTGTGCAGCTATGATTGAGGCTTGGGGTTATACAGATCTGCTCACAGAGATTCGAAAGTTTTATCTATGGCTCCTCAACAGGGGTGAGTTTAAAGACTTAGCGAAAAGTGGAAAGGCACCATACATTGCGGAAACAGCGCTTAGAAAGCTCTATACAGACAGTGACGCAACTATGGATGAGATTCAAGAGTATGTCAGGCATTTGCATCAGCACCACGATGATGAGCAGATCGAATATGTATCACTGCAGTCAGGAAAAGTTGAAGATGAATCACTCAATGCTGGGGACGCTCAAAAGAAAACAAAGAACACTGAAGCTGCAGGAGCGAAGTCTAGCAATGACAAGGAGAATAAAGGCAAGGAGCAAGAGCAAGACAGAGACGTTGGAGCCGGGTCCAAAGGTAAACTCGTCCCAAGATTGCAAAAGATAACAAAGAAGATGAATTTACCAATGGTTGCCGGTAGAATTGTACTTGATCTAGATCATCTAATCGAGTACAAACCAAGTCAAACTGATTTATTCAACACCAGAGCAACCAAAGCACAATTCACAATGTGGTATGAGAGCATCAAGAAAGAGTATGAGCTTGAGGACCAACAAATGGGTGTTGTTCTAAATGGCTTTATGGTATGGTGCATTGATAATGGAACATCCCCAGATGTAAATGGTGTTTGGGTAATGATGGATGGGGATGAACAAGTTGAATATCCATTAAAGCCAATGGTAGAGAATGCAAAACCAACTCTACGACAGATAATGCACCACTTCTCAGACGCAGCTGAAGCGTATATTGAGATGAGGAATTCTGAAGGGTACTACATGCCTAGGTACGGACTCCTTCGGAATTTGCGGGACAAAAGCTTGGCACGCTATGCTTTTGACTTCTATGAGGTTAATTCAAAAACCTCAGACCGAGCAAGAGAAGCAGTTGCCCAAATGAAAGCCGCAGCCCTCGCTAACGTTAACACAAGATTGTTTGGACTTGATGGAAACGTGGCAACAACAAGCGAGAATACTGAGAGGCACACTGCAAAGGACGTAAATCAGAACATGCACACATTACTTGGTATGGGTTCTGGGCAGTAAAGGATTGGAAGACTTTCCACAGTTAGCATCTCGCGTCGTTTAATAATGTTTGTATTTTGTGTTTAATCTAGTGTGGTTACACCACCGTAGCACGTACTTAATGTTATTAAGCTGAAGAAGCCATACCACATTCGAAGTTTCCAGTGTGAATCATTCACGAGTGTCATCTAAGATACGGGTATGAATATTCTTC